TCCTGAAGAATTAAATCAGGAGATAGAAACAGCTGAACAAGAAGAAGCAAAAGCAGGAGAACCCGTTGACGTTGTAGAGAATGAAGACGGAAGTGTAGATATTAATTATGATCCCGCTGTAGCAGCCGTAGATCAAGGTGAAGATCATTTCGCCAATTTAGCAGAATTATTACCAGAAGATGTTTTAGGAGAAGTATCTTCTGATTTAATGAGTAATTACCAAGACTACAAAATGTCTAGAAAAGATTGGGAGAAATCTTATACCGAAGGACTAGACTTATTAGGATTTAAATATAACGATCGAACCGAACCTTTTAAAGGTGCGTCAGGTGCAACTCACCCTGTATTAGCAGAAGCCGTAACTCAGTTCCAAGCTTTGGCGTACAAAGAATTATTACCCGCAGGCGGTCCTGTACGAACTCAAATTATGGGAGTCCCTGATCCGGCAAAAGAGCTTCAAGCAACACGGGTCAAGGAATTCATGAACTATGAAATCATGAACAACCTAACAGATTACGAACAAGATTTTGATCAACTATTATTTTACTTACCCCTTGCAGGATCTGCATTCAAAAAAATTTATTATGATGAAGTAGAAGGTAAAGCGGTTTCTAAATTTATTCCTGCAGATGATATTATAGTTCCTTACACAGCTACTAGTTTAGAAGATGCGGAGTCCGTGATCCATGTTGTACGTATGTCGGAAAATGATTTACGAAAACAGCAAGTCGGTGGTTTTTACAAAGACATTGAATTAACTCCAGGAAGACAAAACGAAAGCGAAGCAGAAAAAAAAGAAAGAGAACTTGCAGGAGAAACAAAAACAAAAGATGCAAATGTATTTACATTATTAGAAGTACACACGGATTTAGATTTAGATGGGTTTCAAGATGTGGATGCAGAATTTGGTGAACCTACAGGAATTAAACTTCCCTACATTGTAACCATTGAAGAATCTTCCAGAGAAGTTTTATCCATTCGAAGAAACTACGAAATAGGAGATCTTAAGAAAAAGAAAATACAATACTTTACACATTTTAAATTTTTACCAGGACTAGGGTTTTATGGTTTTGGTTTAATACATATGATCGGTGGTTTATCTAGAACAGCCACTTCAGCATTACGTCAATTACTAGACGCAGGGACTTTATCTAATTTACCCGCAGGATTCAAAATGCGCGGGATACGAATCAGAGACGATGCACAAGGAATACAACCAGGAGAGTTTCGAGATGTCGATGCACCTGGTGGAAATCTTAGAGATGCTTTTATGCCTCTTCCTTTCAAAGAACCGTCAGCTACATTATTAAATTTAATGGGGGTCGTAGTACAAGCAGGTCAACGTTTTGCTTCAATAGCAGACTTGCAAGTGGGTGACGGGAATCAAGGAGCAGCTGTGGGTACGACCGTTGCGCTTCTAGAACGAGGAAGTCGTGTGATGTCCTCTATTCATAAAAGAATTTACAATTCTATGAAAAAAGAATTTTCTCTGTTATCCAGAATTTTTAAATTATATCTTCCAGCTGAATACCCTTACGATGTGGTTGGTGGACAAAGGACTATTAAACAAACAGACTTTGATGACAAAGTGGATATTATGCCAGTTGCAGATCCAAATATTTTCTCTCAGACTCAGCGTATCTCTATTGCGCAAACAGGAATGCAATTGGCACAATCTAATCCTCAAATGCATAACATGTATGAAGTGTACCGAAACATGTACGAAGCATTAGGAATAAAAGATGTAGAATTAATTTTAAAAAGACCCCCTCAACCTACCCCTAAAGATCCCGCACTAGAACATATTGATGCTATTGCGGGATTAGAGTTTAAAGCATTTCCTGGACAAGATCATAGAGCTCACATAACAGCTCATTTAAATTTCATGGCAACCAATTTAGCTAGAAATAATCCTGTAGTAATGGCTGGATTAGAGAGAAATATTCTAGAACATATTTCAACCATGTCTCAAGAACAAGTTCAAGTGGAGTTTAAAGAAGAATTAATGCAGTTACAAATGCTACAACAAAATCCACAGACTATGCAAGATCCAAATGTACAAATGCAAGTTAAAATGCTTACTGAAAAAGTAGAATCTAGAAAATCAATATTAGTTTCAGAAATGATGGAAGAATTTATGAAGGAAGAAAAAAGAATTACTTCTCAATTTGACAATGATCCTATTGCAAAACTTAAATCAAGAGAGTTAGACTTACAAGCTAAAGAACATCAGCGTAAAAAAGAAGAATCAGAAGCTAGATTAAACCTAGACCGTATGAAATCTATGATGGATCAAGATTTTAAAGAAGAAAAACTAGATCAGAACGAAGAATTAGCTAATTTAAGAGCAGATACGTCTATTGAAAAAACTATTTTGTCTGCTCAACTAAAAAAGGACAACTAATATGTGGTTTAGTGCCATTAAACTAGCTGTAAACGCAGGTTCACACATTTTTAAGAAGCGTCAAGAGACAAAAATGCTAATGGCAGACGCTCAAATGAAACATGCAGAAAAAATGGCATCGGGAGAGACAGATTACCAAGGAAAGTTATTAGAAGCACGTCAATCGGACTGGAAAGACGAGTTCGTTTTGCTCGTCCTAACGGCTCCTATAGCCATTTTGGCTTGGGCAGTGGTATCAGACGACCCAGGTGCTTTAGAAAAGATGCAATTGTTTTTTAAATACTTTTCAGAACTACCTTCTTGGTTTACTAACTTATGGATACTTGTAGTTGCTTCGATTTATGGTATAAAAGGAACTCAAATATTTAGAGGAGGAAAAAAATAATGGCAAGTAAATTTTTTAAAAAAGCATTAAAGGCAGCAGCAGGGGCAGGAGCCGTAGCACTAGCACTTAAAGGCATTAAAAAGAAACCTGGAACTAAAAAAACTAAGTCACAGGGTTTAGGTAGTAAAAATCCAATTGATAGATCTTTTGCAAAAAAAGGTTTTAAAGGAACAAATAAAACAGGAGATGCTTCTGCAGCAGAAGCTATGGCTTTATCAGATAGAAATAAAAAAATATTTAAAGATGGTATAAATAAAATAGCAGCAGCTGGTGGAGTATCTAAATTAAAATCTGGTGGACGTGTAGGAAAAATGGGTGGCGGAATGATGAAGCGACCTATGTATAAAAAAGGTACTCCTAAACCTACTGGTAAAAATAAATTCAAAGGTTTTTCTAAACTACCAGAAAAAGTTCAAATGAAAATGAATAAAAAATTAGCTAAATTAGTGTAATGTTAAAACAATTAGTTAAAACTATTTTATCTCCCATGACACATTTTCGTAATGTCATGTGTTCTTTGGTTTGTAGAATATTTGGCATCACTCAATGTTTATGTAATCACGACTGTAACTGTAAGAAGAAAAAGTAATGGCTGATAAAGATAAAGATAAAGATAAAAAGAAAAAGAAAAACAAAAAAACCAAAATTTTTGTTAGTCCAGAACTTTCTACAAATGAAGGAAAAGATACTAAAAACTTTACTAAAGGGATTACTATTGGAGGAGGTAAAGGTAAATTAAAAGGTAATTTAAATCTTAAATCTTCAAAAGATACATTTCCCGGTGGAGACCAAACAAGAAAATCTGCTAAATTAGAAGGCGGTGGTAAAGGTCTTACTTTTTATATTGAAAAAGGAAAATCTAATAGAGGTAGAAAAGATAAATCAATTGGTCTTACATTTTCTAAAACTTTTAACAAAGGCGGTAGAGTAGGTTTTAAAAGTGGTGGCCTAGCTAAACGTGGTAAAGGTTGTGAAATAAAGTAATGGCTAAATTGTGTCCAAAAGGAAAAGCAGCAGCAAAACGTAAATTCAAAGTGTACCCTTCTGCATATGCGAATATGTATGCATCTGGAGTTTGTTCAGGAAAAATTACACCAGGTGGTAAAAGAAATAAAAAAGCTTTAGGAGGCATGGCTCAAATGTCTGGTATGGGCAAAGCTAGATTTAGATAATGGCTGAAAAGGGATTACGATCCTGGGTCAAAGAAAACTGGGTCGACATTGCAAATAAAAAGAAAGACGGATCTTATCCCAAGTGTGGAAGAAGTGGTGGAGAGAAAAGAAAAAATTATCCTAAATGTGTTCCTATTGCAAAAGCAAGAGGTATGTCTAAAGGAGAACGTAGAGGTGCAGTTGCAAGAAAACAAGCTGTAGCAAATACAGGACCAACACCTTCAAGAGCTGCAACTTTTTCAAAAAGGAAAAGCATGAAAATCGGAGGATTAGTGTAATGGCTATGAATAGAGGAAACATGTCTCAACAAATAACTAAAGGTCCTAATAAGAAAAAACTTCCTAT